AAAATACGTCTTGGTCGCAGACACTGACGAACCCGGACTTATCGGCCGTGCGCGTGACGCTACGCTGGCCGGCGCTTGTGCGCATGATCGACAGCGGTGACAAAATCGGTGATCGCGTTGGCACGACGGTTGATTATGCAATTGACCTATCAACAGATGGTGGCACGTATCAAGAGGTGCTAGCGACTAAGGTAGACGGCAAGGGTAGAAACTACGAGCGTACCCATCGTATTGAGCTGCCCGCCGGAGCTAATAGCTGGACCGTACGTGTACGTCGCATTACAGCCGATTCCACTTCTGGCAACATTGAAAATGCGATGTGGGTGTCATCGTATGCCGAGGTGATTGACGGCAAATTCCGATACCCGATGACGGCCATCGTCGGCATTAAGATCGATGCCGAGCAGTTCTCAAACATTCCAACCAGGGCCTATCGTTGGCGCGGAATAAAGATCCGTGTACCGGCGAACTATGATCCTGAAACGCGCACCTACTCTGGCACTTGGGACGGAACGTTCAAGCGTGCGTGGTCAAACAACCCGGCATGGGTTTTTTACGACATCCTAACAAGCAAGCTGTACGGCCTGGGCGACCGTATCGATGCCTCCATGATCGATCGCTACGCGCTGTATCAAATCGGGGCGTACTGCGATCAGGAAGTGTCTGATGGGATGGGCGGCACAGAACCACGATTTGTTTGCAATACCTATCTGCAGGCCCGGGCTGATGCTTTGCGCGTCGTTAATGATCTGGCAAGCACATTCCGTGGAATGGCCTATTGGGCTAATGGCCAGATCATGGGGGTAGCAGATTTCCCCTCTGATCCTGTCTACACATATGCAAATGCCAATGTCATTGATGGGCGCTTTGAGTACACCGGCGCGGATGCTAATACTCGCAAGACGGTTGCGCTTGTTTCGTGGAATGATCCGACCGATTTCTACCGCTCCAAGGTGGAAGTGGTCAATGACGATGATGGTATCGGGCGCTACGGAATCCGCAAGACTGAGATTAAGGCATTTGGCTGTACATCCCGCGGCCAAGCGCAACGCGTTGGGCTGTATCACCTGTATACGTCACGCATGGAGACCGGCGGGCTAACATTCTCGGTGGGGCTCGATGGAGTTATTCCGCAGCCAGGCGACATCATAAAAATCGCCGATCAAAATCGGGCAGGACGATCTATTGGCGGACGGATTAAAGAGGCCACCGACACAACATTGGTGCTTGATAGGGAAGCGGACGTTAAGCCCGGCGATACGATCACAGTCAATTTGCCAAATGGCTCAACCCAATCCCGTGAAGTTGTCAGTTTGATTGGTGTGCTGTGGGATGGCTTTACTTATTGGGATGCTGAAAACACATGGGATGGCATAGCCGGAAAGCGCGTCACAGTTTCCCCGGCGTTTGATCAAGTGCCTTCTACTGAAGCTGTTTGGGCTATTGATGCTGATGACTTAGTAACTCAGCATGCGCGCGTTATCGCAGTTAAAGAGGGTGATGGCATTACCTTTGATATCGCCGCCGTAGAGCACCATCCGGGAAAGTACGATGCTATTGATGACGGCGTTAGGCTTGATCCGCTGCCGGTATCTGTTGTGCCACCGCGCACACAAAATGCACCAACGAATATTGAAATCAGTGAATACACAACGTACCATCAAGGCACGACACGCCATTCAGCTGAAATCACTTGGGATAAGCCAGAGCACGCAATATCTTTTGATGTGCAATGGCGTCGTGATAACGGTGACTGGGTGCAGATGCCGCGCACTGGCACGACAACCGTTGAAATCAATAATATCTTTGCAGGGGATTACGTTGTTCGCGTTCGCGCCATCAACGCGCTGGATGTGCCAAGCCTGTGGGAGTACTCGGAACTTACGACGCTTAATGGAATAGTTGGTGCACCGCCGGTTGTTAGCAGTCTGACTACAACTGGCGAAATCATGGCTATTCGCCTGGAGTGGGGCTATCCATCCGGGCCGTCAATCATTGAGCGTATCGAGATACGCGCAAGCCTGAATAATGATTTCGTTAATAGTTACGATCTGACCACTGTTGCGTATCCCGACACCACCTATACGGTATATGGCCTGGGATACTCCACAGAAATGTGGTTCTGGGTGCGTCTGATCGACAAAAACGGCACGCAAGGCGATTGGTATCCAGCTAGTAGCGGTGTGGGGGTTTACGGACAACCAGATCAAGACCCAGAACGGCTACTGGATTACCTTGATGGCCAGATAACGAAAGGGCATTTGGCACAGTCATTGGCGCAGGAAATTGACGATACCAGCGATGCTGTTGTGTCCATTGGGGAAGACCTGGGTGAGCTTGACGGTGAGCTTAGAGCAACCTGGCAGGTAAAAACCCAGGTGCGCAGTGATGATCGTGTTGTCCAGACAGGCGTTGCCTTGGGCGCAGCGATTGGAGAAGACGGACAGGCGCGCAGCGAATTTCTGGTAATGGCCGACACCATAGCGTTCCTAACCAAGCTGGACGGTGACTTGCATACGCCGTTCGTATTTGATGTGGCTAATGACACAGCTTTCTTGGATACAACATTTATTGGTACGGCGTCGATTGGGACAGCCCATATTGAAGACGCCGCAATTACTTCTGCGAAAATCAAAGACGGTGACATAACGCGAGCCAAGATAGACGAAGCTGCGATCGGTACGGCAGAAATTGATGATGCAGCTATAACAACTGTCAAAATTAAAGATGCTCAAATTCAGAGGTTAAAAATAGCCAATGGCGCAGTCACTTTTGGTAATCAGTACTTTGTCGCAGGCTATGACAGCGCGACAAGTAAAGACACGTGGGTGACAACTAGAACGGCAACGATCCATATCGAAGAAGAAAGTGTTGGAATTGCTATCTTTAAGTTGAGCTCACGAGCATCCGCTAGGCCGCTTAGTACCTTGACAAGACTTCTTATAGCTAATCAGGTCGTCGCGGTTTCCCCGTGGCCTCCTCAACTTCAGACCGGCCAAACATATCAAGAAATTATTGACTATGCGGAGCAGGTATTCCTTCCGCAGGGGACGCTAACAATTGAGTTTCAAAAATATCAAAATAGAAGTGGGTATGGCGGCGATGCAGGCAACGGGCACCCAGATTTGCCGTTGTCTATTTTAGGGTGGTATCGATGATTAGATATATCGTTTTTAGTCACGAGCCCGAATATTCAGTCAGGATGCACAAAAGCCAATCGGCAGAGTTTTTGCAAGCCATAACAAGCCAAGGCCTACAAGCTGTCGAATCAGAATTGGATATCGGCGACGTATACGTCCATGGGACGGTCAGAGAAAGGCCCGTTATGCCTACCTCTCTCAATGGGCTTACTTTACAAAACGTACGCCCCGCAAGCCAAATTCATATCAATTCAGATGTTTATGAATGTCCTGAGGGGGGCGACGTTGAGCTTGAGTTTAATCAACCAGGTGTCTACAGGATCAAAATAGTTAGATGGCCTTACAAAGACAAGGAATTTGAAATTGAAAATCAAACACCATGAGCCATACAGGGAGCTTCGCAGGGCTGCATACCCTCCGCTAGGCGACCAGCTAGATGCAGTATATAAGCTTGCTAAGCACCTCCAAGAGAAAGGGGAAAGTTTGCCAGCAGAGGTCTGCGACTGGGTGGAGCAGTGTCGGTTGGTTAAAGAAAAATTCCCATCTAATTAGGATTTTAACAGGTGTTTTATGCAGGAATTACAGCAACAGATATACAACGTATTGCAGCAAAATGTTGGAAATCGATTAACGGCTGAGCTTATCAATGGTTTAACAGCGCGATTGCAAGCTATTGCCAAAGAGTACGGTAAACGCCTTGCAGACGAGGATGAATAAACGGTTGTCGTAACGCCGCAGCCTCTTTATTAGGGGGTTTTACGCCTACGCCACCTTCGGGTGGCTTTTTTAATGTCCGGAGTTTCTATGCAGTTGACAGCACACTTTCGCCTGATCGAATTCACGCGCAGCGATACGGCATCCCGTAAGGGCATTGACAATACGCCAAGCGATGAACATCTGACTAACCTGCACCGGCTGGCCGAGACATTGGAGGAAGTTAGGGAACTGCTTGGGTACCCGATCATTATTACGAGCGGCTATCGGTCGCCAGCGCTCAATCGCGCAGTTGGTGGCGTTTCTAACTCTAGCCATGCACAAGGCCTCGCGGCTGATTTTCATTGTCCAGGCTACGGTTCGGATTACGACGTATGCCGAATGATTGCGGGCAGTCGCATCGAGTTTGATCAGCTTATTTTTGAGCAGGCGGCGACGACATGGGTTCACCTGGGCGTCGGTGAGCGCATGCGGCGCGAGGTGATGAGCTGGCGGGCTGGCCGTGGTTACCGTGCCGGCATCGTACATTTTTAACGACCAATGACAGGAAATAATATGCCGGAAGAATTGGCAGCGTTGGGGGCTGGCGGCTGGATTGGGTGGGCGCTGGCGGTGGTTGCAGGCGGAGCTTTGGCGTTTCGTCGCATTTGGCGCGCTGACCAAGTTTCAGGTGCAAACGCAAAAGCATCACTTGATGGGGTGCAGCGTCTTTATGAGCTGCTGGACGCCGAACGGCGTGACAAGGCCGAGCTCCAGCGCCTGCTTAAAGAAGCCAACGAGCGTGTCGATAAAGCAAACAAGGAGCGTAACGACTTAATTATTGAGTTAGGCGACATTAAAGCACAGCTGTCGTTGCTCAAAGCGGAGGTGCGGATGTTGCGCGAGGAAAAGGGTTATGACAGTAAACCGACTTAAAAGCTACTTGTGTGTATACCAACGGCCGATTGAGGTTGCGCTCATCATAGCGGGGTTGCTGCTAGGGGGAGGGGTGACTGGGTACGCGTTGGGGCGAATGGAGATGGTGCACACAGTCAACGCCATCGCAGTGAAGCACGCACAAGAAATCGATCGGCTTCAAACAACGCATCGTGCGGGTATGAAACATATGTCAGACCGTTTGCGTGATCTTGTTATGCAACAGTCTGATATGGCGCAGCGATTAGCACAGGCGTCACGCGAAGCGCGGAGCGCAGCCGCAACTGCAAGCACAGCGGCAAAAAACGCGGCAAACGCAAACATTAAAAAGCGGGAAGTACACGCCCGTCAGGAATCACCATTTCCAGAAGATGGACCATGATTAACCTGCTGGCTAACCGTTATGCCGTTGGGGCCGCCGGACTGCTGCTGGGTATAGCCGCCGTGTGGGGCTATGGGAAATATCAGTACCGCCAAGGAGTGGCAGACACAAAGGCTGAAGTCAGGCTGGCCCAGATATCTATTGAACAAGGAATGCAGTATGAAGCTGATCGTGCCGATGCCAAGTACCGAGGGGCGGTTGCTGCCAGGCAAGTTGCTCAAAATGATCTTGATAGTGTGCAGCGTGAGCTTGAGCGCGTGCTC